GAGAACAAATAATTAAGGGTGATAGATCAGATGGTGTTCCAAATATATTAAGTGATGATGATATATTTTTAAGAGACGAAAGACAAAAGCCAATTAATAAAAAGAGATTAGAAGAATGGTCTAACATAGAAAACATACCATTAGGTTCAGAAACTAGAAAGTATTATGAACGTAACAAAAGATTAATAGATTTATCTATGATACCAAAAGACATATCTGATAGTATTATAAATAGATACAAAGACTATAAAGTAAATGACAGGTCGCTACTGTTACAATATTTTATAGACAATAAATTAAAAGCATTGATTGAAAACATTAATGATTTTTGAAAACATATATATGGAGAAATAAAATGGCAGAAAGAAATCCTAATCTGATACCACCAAAAGCAATGGAAGCGATGGCGTCTACCGCTGGAGCTGGTAAACAGTTAGTTAGTGAAATCTTTACCAAAGTCAACAACGCAAAAGACAAACCTAAAAAGATTGAGGTGTTGAGACAATTCGATTCACCTGGTTTAAGAATGATCTTAAAAGGTGCTTTTGATCCAAATATAAAATGGGATTTACCTGAAGGCGACCCACCTTACATTGCTAATGAGGCGCCAGCTGGTACAGAACATACCTATTTGGAAGTTGAAGCAAAGAGATTATATAACTTTGCTGTAGGTGGTAATGACCAACTAAACAAAATAAGAAAAGAGACTTTGTTTATACAAATGTTAGAAGGCTTACACGCAAGTGAAGCTAAAGTTTTATTAGACATAAAAAACAAATCTTTAAATAAAACCTACAAAGGTTTAACAAGTGAAATGGTAAAAGAAGCAATGGGCTGGAACGCCGACTTTGTAAAACCATAGAATCACTACGAATTAAAGGGTGAGACATAGTGTTCACCCTTTGTTCTCCCCTCAAAATCATTGAATTTACTAGCAAAATACCTATTGACAAACCACCCTTTTTGGTGTATATTATAAATATTAAACGAGAGAGGTATATTATGAAAAAAGTATTGATAGGTTGTGCAGTTATTTACTTTATGCTTAATGCATTTATGAATAGTGTAAAGGCAAATGAGTACAACACAGCAGTAATTGGTCACGTAATATCGGAAACTATTAAAGGTACAGATATTGACCACGGTAAATTACTTGAGCAAGAAATGAGTAAACTTGGACACGATATGGCTTTACAGATGGTGTCAATTTTACAACAACACTTACCATACATTATGGATGGTATAATGACAGAATTAAAACTTGAACTTGATAAAACGCATAAGTGTTTATTATTAAAAGACTCTAAAATTAAAGATAAGGATTGTGAATGATAGAATTATTTTTAGAGACACCTATGGAACTTAAAGTTATTATAGGATCAGGTATAGTTATGATATTATATGAAATCTTTAGGAAAAAGGAAGTATGGGAAGAACAACAAAAAAATCAACAGTAGCCAAAAAATTAAAGAGAGACCTTGTAAGTAATAGAAAATATAAAACTACTTACAAAGACATCAAAAAATATTTTAAAATCATTAATAAGGCTGTGTTCAATAATGTATTGTCACCGTTTAATGAGATACTAATTAAAAAAATTTATGACACTAAAAGAAAGTGTTATGGTCAAGTTGTGGTATGGGAATGGAAAAGAAAAGGTACTAGAGTCTTTCATTTAGAAATGTTACCATATTACAGAAACAAAAAAGATTTTGTGGACACTTTAGGACACGAAATGGTACATCTATATCAAATGGCCAATGTAGGTGATACTGGTAATCATAATAAATTGTTTTACAGTTTTAGGCCAAAATTAAATAGAATAGGTTTAGATTTATAGAAAGTGAGTGTGGTGTGAGTGGAAGTAAGAGAGGGAAAGAGCTTGACCCTTATTTAAAAGCTCGTATAGGAGAGGCTAGATTTTTATTAGAACAGCTTATCAAACCAAGTAATCCTAGTGGTACAAAAAAAGTTTACTACCTAGGCAATTTTCAAAAAGATGTACTGGACAATTATACAGAGAAACAAGCAAATAAAATATTTGCGATTATGGACAAATTTAAGAAAGATGTTCATATGTTTCAAAAAAAGGTTCCGTCATTTACAGATGCGGATGGTGTAGAATGGTCAGGTTACGAGTATATAGGAGTAAAAAAGTGAAGAAACCAGATATAGATTGGGATAGAATATTAGATAGAACTTGGTTTTGGTTTAGAGTTACAGCTGGACTAATTGTATTGAGTATTATATCTTATGGTGTAGGTACTTTTTATCCTAATAAAATGGCTATTGATAAAGTGTCAGAAGACACAGAACAATATTATATTTCAAAAATGAAAGATATGGAACTACGAGAACCAGAGTTTACATATTCAAATGATATACAATTTGTAAGAGCAATGCATAAATGTATTGATTATATAAACTTTACTTTACCAAGAGTTAAACGTGTACCTTATGAAATGATTATTGGTCAAGCAGCATTAGAAACAGGTTGGGGTACAAGTAGATTTGCTGTTGAAGGTAATAACTTATTTGGTATTAGAACATGGAATAAAGATACACCTAATATGATACCTATTGGTATTAAGAAATGGCCAGGTTGGGGAGTTAGAATATTTGCTAGTAAATGTGATAGTGTAAAAGAATATGTTAGACTACTAAATGAACACTCTGCTTATAAAAAATTTAGAGAGACTAGAGATAATATGTTTGTAAAAAATATTGATTTGGATCCTATCATATTAATTAAAACTTTAGATAAATTTTCAACTACAGCTGATTATGACCAAAGAGTAATTAGAATTATCAAAAGAGTAAGAAAGTTGGAAGACACTTACGCATCGGATAAAACAATCAAATAAATATAACTATGTTTTTAACAATACTAACATTTTTATCAGCTATTTCTATATCTGTTATTGCGGCTGGGTATTCTATCATAGGTCTAGCGACATTGTTTGCTGGTGCTGCGATACCCATTATCGCTATGGGTTCAGCATTAGAAGTAGGTAAGTTAGTTGCGGCTAGTTGGTTATATCATAACTGGCGCAGTAATATTCCTAGATTGTTAAAGGCATATCTATTCTCAGCAATAATAATATTAATATTCATTACATCTATGGGTATATTTGGTTTCTTATCAAAGGCACACCTAGATCAAGTTAAACCAACATCAAGTAATAATATTAAAATAGAACTAATTGATAAACAAATTAGTCAACAACAACTTATTATTGATAGAGCAGAAAAACAAATTGGTCTATTAGACAAAGCTTTAGAAGTTTATATTGACAAAGAGTATGTAAGTCGAGGTTTAAAAGAGAGAAAGAAACAAGAAGAAGAAAGAACAGCACTTAACACAGCGATAAACGATGCAAGTGATAAGATTGCTGAACTAACAAATAGTAAAACAGAACTACAATTGACACAAGATAAGATAGAGGCAGAAGTAGGACCTATCAAATATGTGGCAGAGCTTATCTATGGTGAAAACGCAGAAGATAATTTTGATAAATCTGTTAGAATTGTAATCTTAATTCTTATCTTTGTATTTGACCCACTTGCTGTACTTCTATTAATCGCTGCCAATATATCACTTAATCAATGGCGACAAAAGAAAGCATTGAAAGTAAGTGAGACCAAAGCTGATTTAGAAAAACAGTTAGAACGACAAAAGATAAAGGCAGATAGATTTAAACAAAAAAGCAGAGATTATAAAAAGATGGTTGCCCAAATAGGTGATTTTAAGGACATGGATCCTGATGAAATAAAAGTGAAATTAGACCAAATTTATGACTGGAACGATAAAAATAATAGGTAGTCTTTTATTAGTAGTGGTTCTATCTGGTTGTATGAAAACAACTTGTGTTGGACCTGATAAATGCGACAAAAAAGTAGATTGGAATAATCCTGGTTTTTCAATAGTTAGAACCATCATAACAAATGGGGCTAGTGCAGGCAAATAAACGGTTGACAAGTGGTAAAAATTGTGGTATATTATAGTTATGAATCTATTTGATTGGTTATATAAATCAGAACTAGTAGAACTAGACAAAATTAATCCAAGTGATGACCCTGTTAGACCAGAGTTATCTAATTCATTTAGATTAAATTATGGTCGTAGAATTATGGGTTTGAAATATAAAGGTGAGATACATGCTGTTATGTGTTTTGCATATACTCATCAAATACCTACCAATGTGGAAGAGTTGGATATGTTTAGTAAAGACGCAAACTTACAAGCAACTCATAGAGCTGGTGTACAAGGTAA